TTTTAAATGGCTTGCTGCCACTCGTCAGGCAAAGGCGGAGGAACTGCCGCCGCCTGCTCTATTTCCATCTTCGTTTTTTGCTGATCAACGTCTTCTGATTCTGCGCGCTCTCGTGTGTACTGAGCGTCTGCCTTGGCCTTGTCGACTTTCGCGGCCAGCTCTTCCAGTTTCAGCATGACTTCACGCATCTGAAGCTCATCCATTTCCTTCTGCTTCTGCTGCTGCTCCTGCATCTGCGCTTGCTGCTCTGGCGTCATATCTTCAGGATCAATTTCACCTGTAAATTTCTGCACCAGCTTCATGAGTTCAATGCGTTTTTCTTCCGGCACGTCCAGCTGATCAACAAAGATACCCAGGCCAGCCATCTGAGCGTCGCCCGGCAGCTTGGAAATAAAGTCCATGAGCATTTGCGAGACTTGAGCGCGGTAACCCGGCGACTGTTGAATCTCACCCAGCACCACTTGTGTTTTCGCCTGAGCGATAGCGTTGGTCATTTCGCCGTCCTGGTCATTGTTCAGTACGACCTGCTTCGGCTTCTCGCCCAACTTGCCCGGCACCATGATTTGAATGTTTCGGCTCTCTGTCATTTCCTCGACTTCGTGAGCCATGACCAGTTCACCAACCATCTGGCGAGCGTTGTTGTAGTTGTCGTTAATGTCAGCCAGTGTCGTTGCGCCCTGCTCAACCAGAGAGTTAATTGCCACGCCAGACTGAGCGCCGCCCTCTTTACCCAAGAACGCGTTGTAAATACCCGCGACATCCTGAATCAGCATCTTGGCGTCTTGCATGATCTGGAATTGCTGAGCACCGATACCCTGATCTGATTCGACTTTGAATAGCGCTCCGCCCTCACGCTTACCGGCACCGTTCAACTTAACAATACCGTCAGCCTGGTGAACCTGCTGGCGCAGATCGTTATCACTCATCGCCGTTGCGTCATCATCCATGGTGATCCGCTTGTAATTCAAGTCACCAGTCAGGCGAATGCGACGGAAGTTAATTTCGTCTTGCGGGCTGAGCATTGAGCGACCCAGTCCATACGGAATACCAGTCTCATCTTCACGCGCACCGAAGAACGGTACATACGGATACATATTGTGAGGATGCGGACTGGCCATATCCTTGACGAAGTGCGGACCGATATACCAACTCAATCGAAGTGACGGCACCGAGCACTTTATGATTTTCACCCGACCCGAAACCACCATCGCGTTGTGAATCGGGTTGTCCTCCTGATACACCACTGCGCGGCCATCTTCCGAGCGCAATACGATGCCGGGCATCCATACGCGGTAATACAGCTCGTACACCTTCACCATGTCACGGTGCGGTAAAATCCATTCCTTCTCGTCACGAGTGCTGTACTGATATTCGCGGTACGCCTGAGACAACGTGTCGCCTTTGTCGTAAAAATCATCCATATCGAATGACGACCACTGGCCAATACTGTGCTTGATGATTTCTTGTTGGCTTGGGAAGAAAGCCTCAGCCTCGTCCTTATCAACCCAGCGTTCACGCAGGAGCCAGCTACAGTTATTCAGATCCGCAGCGGTGCGCCAGTCGAATGAAATTTCATTTCTGTGCACCGTGCTGATTTTGTATTTTGATCCCAGCGAGTTACTGTTCTTTTTAACTTCCACCCAGCCGATACCAGAAATCACCTGAGCCTTGTACGCTTCCGCACATGCCTGATTTGCCTTGCCGGTTCGCAGGCCCTCATTCAGACGGACATTCAGACCTTCAGCCACTTCCCTGAATTCATCGTCGTCAGCACGAACGAACCAGTCAGTACGGCTACGCGCCTCCATACCCAACACACCATTGATCGCAGGCTGCATCAGATTGGTGATCAGAATCGGAAGTTTCTTAGCCTTCAGCGAGTTAATCACTTCCTGATCGAGCTGGTTGCCGTCGTAATACTGGTGGCACCGTGAAGCGAGACCGCGCCACTCTGGCTGATAGTCGCGTTCCTGCAGAATCTTATGCAGTCGCATACTGTGCTTCAGATCGTCAGCCATTTATTACGCCATCCAGTGATCAGAGTTTGTTGATTGAACCGTTCGCCCGTCGATAGGCTTTGTGCTCATCACGCGAACCAGCATGATGATTAAGTAACGCATTGCGTCCATCAGGTGATCGTTCTCCTTAACGACCTTGCCGCTGTCGTCCCGGCGATACAGACCTATTTCGTGCCATACGCCGGTCAGGTTGCTGAATATCTTTAATCGACCAGTGGCTAGGCGTTCATTCACCGCCAACAGTCCAGCTTCAACCGCGTTGTCGGCCTTGATCAATTTCAGCCCTTGCGCAACGTAGATATCGAAAAGATTCTCGCCGTCTTTTTGTCCGCGACCTTTCGATGCCGGATCAATAGTGCCCACCACCCAATCGCCACGCGCTTTAACCGCGGCAGAATGTTCAGCAGGAGTGACCTGCCCCATGTAGTGCTCGGTGTACAGATAAACGATGTCGTTGTCTCTGTCCCACGCGCCCCAGACCACTGCTGTTTTATTCCAACCCACGTCCATGCCGTAGGCTTTCGGCCAGTGCTTCGGGATCATAAATGGCTTGCACTTAATGTCGTCCGGGTCATACGGATAAATCGCACCGGAACCTAATGACGGCTCACCATTCATACGCGCTTTAAGCTGATAGGGTTTCAGCTTCAGCGACTTAATCAGCTTGTCTTTCTGATCCTCTGACAGGTGCGGAGCGTGAGCCCAGCCAGCCTTAACCAGATACCGAGGGTTTTCGGTATCGGTAAGCACCTGATCCTTACAGGAATCCAGAAACGCCAGCACCAGCTCTGTTAATCCAGATAGAGGCGTAAACGTCAGGATGAAAATACCGTTCGTGGTCATCGTCCGTATCAACGCCTCTTCGTAAACGTCATACGGACATTCTTCATCCATCCAGATGATGTCCTCTTCCGTGCCCTGGAAGATTTTTCGCCCCTGATCGTAGGAGCGCAGCTTTAATACCGACCACTCACCATCAACGTGCTTAACCGGCACCGTGTCGTAAGCGTCAGACACGCCCGGCTTAATAGTCGGCTTGCCCAGCAAGTGCTTAGGAATAATCCCAGTTCCCCATGCCGGCGTGTCGTACTTACCACCGAACAGCTTCTTCTGAATGATGTCTCGAGTGGTCTGGTTCGTGTCACCTGCAGCCAGGGCATTGATCTGACGATTAAACCGCTTGCCATCCCACCATTCCGGGTAAAGTCCGGTTAAATGGCAGTATAGCTCATACCCACCGGCTTCCGTCTTACCAACGCGGTTACCGGCCATAAACAGGCGCTCAGAGTGATAAGCACCAGCCGTAAAAAATTCAGTATGCTTCGGATAGAGTGCGCGCCTTAGCGGCCCCTCATCCTGAAATAATTCGCCAACGCGGTTGTACCTGCGTCGACGTTCTTTCTCTTCCAGTAGCGCGAGCAATTCACGCTTACGATCAAGACTCAGATGCTTCAGATGCGAGGCGTCGAATTCGCTCATCAATCTGGGCTTCCGTTAGCTTCGCCTCTGGCTTCTCATCATCTTGCGGCGCGTCCAGGTTGTATGCCTGACGTTCGATCTTTACCAGCTTTTCCATGGCGGTGACCATGTTGCTTGCAGCTTTACCCATGTAATCCAGAGGCAGATCAATACCAACAATTTCACCGTCACGGTCTTGAACCTCGATGCGACCAGCGTCAACCTGATCACCCAGTTTTTCCAGCATGGCGCTTACAACGTCACGGCCTTTCTTCGCCCAAGCCCGATGCTGAAACACAACGCTTGCGGCAGTGGTGGCGGCGGCTTCAATAATTGCTTCATCTGACGGTCGCGGCATTGACGAATCTTCGCTACCTGTCGTCAGAATATCCCGCGTTCTGTCTTGGACGTTTTTACTCAGGTCTTTCGTCCAGCCCTTGCTTTTTGCTTTTTGCGAAATGGTCATGGAGCGCGGGCCGTGCATGGTTTCCAGCTGGCGAAACGAATACAGGCCGGTGCGATAATCTTTTTCAATCGCCTCCCAGTCGTACGTTGGTCTCTTAGCCATAAATCACCACCATCACAAACAGCACATAAAACAAAGCCCCGACAAACGGGGCTTCAATCTCTTTAAATAAACAACGTCGCTCGCCAGCTGTCAGGGCCCGACACCCTGGACTACTTCACGACAATGCTCTACGCTCCTGAAGTAGATCAGGAGGTCACGCATATCTCTTTCTACGAGCAACACCTGAGCATTGCCCTTTTGATCCTCAGTCGCGGCCGGAAGTGCTGGAATCGGCGGAATGCACGCCGCCAGTTCCGTTGTCCGCTCGTCCTGACAGATCAGATCCGTCGCCCCCTTCATCGTCGCGCACCCGGCCACGAAGAAAGCGCATATTCCAGCTACCAACAGGGTCGCCGTGAATTTCTTTAACATCGTCCCGATACTCCTGCTCTCGTTTCTGCGCCTCAGACGCCCGGAAAAACCCGAGCGCTGCGCTGATCAACTTTAGTAACGTGGAGAAGCCGCGCACTATTTCAGCGCCTTGTTAATGCCGCGACTGTCAATTTTGAACGGGTCGTTCGGCTTCTGCTTCGCAAACAGGAAGTTAAGCGCCAGGTAATCGATCACCTTATACAGCTTACCGATAATGCGGTTATCACTCGGAGTAGGCGTTAGCGACACGATCAACGACGCAACAGGACTCAACAGGAACAATACCGCCAGCGCCTTTTCTACCGGATTAAGAACAGACCAGAGGCCGACCACCATGGCCGCCGCGTCCGTATCAATAACAGCAGCCTCAGCCGCAAATACCAGAGCCGGAGCAAAGAGCAGCCCAAGCGTTAAAAACACTGTAGTAATAAATTTCATCGCTAATACCTTTCGGTCAATTAGAAAAAAACCCGCACGATTTGAGCTTCACAGTCGGGAACCCCCGACCCTCGATAGGCTTGGCGGGTGTATTAGTTGTCGTGACTTTCATTGTGGCGCTGCTCAACAACGCGGAAGCCAACATACGGCCACAGCTCAAAGACTGCGTTCTGAATCGCAACCTTAACACCCACTTCGTCGTTATCATTTTCTGGCGATACTGACACGCTTGGCCGACCAGTCACGGTAAATCCGTTATCCATGGTCAGGATGGCAAAGCGCAGAACGCTACCAGATTCGATCTGGTGGCGAATAATCTCCACCTTCTTGATACTGCCATGCAGCTCATCCAGCGAGACGCGACGCGCATTCAGTCCGCGAGCTTCGATCATGCCTTCGGTTACCACATCGTCTACAGACTTTTCGGCAATGAGTGGCTGAGCCTGATACTCTTTGTCAAAAACAGGCGTAGGCGACCAGCTGATATAGCCTTCATGGCCAGGGTGATTCGATTCGCCACCATAGACGTATTCCACCAGAAAACCAGCGTCAGCAGGATTCTCGTCAGCAGGACACTCCCAGCCGCGATACTCATTGTATTCGCCACGAGTCATTGGCTTGGCCAGCACGCGCTTGGTACCGATAAATTCTTGCATTACATCGCCCCTTTCAGGAAATTGACCACATCCATATTCGGACGCGGTGAGATGGTTGTGTATTCGCCTTTCTTGTCGCGCACCCAGATAACAGGGTTTCCGTTTGACGTTGGCCGCTTATCCAGATGCAGCATCCAGTGAGGTTTGCCGTCGTACTGCGTATCGAAATACAGACCGATACCAGTAAAGCCGCAACGGATTGCAACGATCAGCGCGTGGAATGGATCGCAGTCGCAGAACACGTCACCAGCGTCTGACTTGCGACCGCTGCCGACGTAATGACGGCTCGTCTCGCTGCCATCCTCACGAATCCAGCCACCTTTAACTGGCGACGGATTAACAATGCAGCCCAACTGAACACGGAAGAACTCAAGCGCATAGATAAAGCCAGGCTCTATCTTTTCCAAAACACCCGCGGGAAACTCGCCCGGGCTAAAGTGTTCAATGTCAGACCAGTCAATAATTTGCTTCATGCGAACGCCTTGTAAATTCTTAGAGCTGTGCCGATTGTCACGCACATTACACAGACTGTTAATCCCATTGCGATTTTAGCGACGGGGCCAGCCTCGTACATGGTTTCGTTTTTGTCTGCCTGCCAAGCCTTACGGCAGTGGTTGGAACCATCGACCGGCTTGAACGCATAGTTTATTACGCGCTCCTGAATAACCCAGAAACGCTCAGATCCGCGCGCAGCGAAATATCCAGTGCGAGCCGAAATAGTTGAATCTGGATTGCCACCGAATACCGAATTACCAAACTGATCGAGGGACAACAGTATGTTGTAAACATACGAATTACGCTCAGTCATACCCCCTCCTGATCGTTTCCCGGTTGTTCCGCTGAATACTCGCTCAAATTGTCGAGCGACCACTCTGAGCCAAGCACCAGCTCAATCGCTAGGTTCGCGGCGTCTGTCATTTCCTCAGGCACAGATGCAGCAAGGGTCGCGTTATCGAACTCGCTGCTCTGGAGCTTGCGCATAAACGTGATAGTAAAATCGATCTTTTCCCACTCAGTGAATAATCGGCGCGAGATCTCGTTACCGGATTCATCAACTCCGCCGAGCAGCGGCTTAAATAACTGATACTCACGAAGAGTTAAATACCCCAGCGGGGTAAACGACTCGCCATCGTCATCGCTGAACTTTTTGCCGCGATAGATGTGAATCTCAAATGTCTGGCCACCCTGAGTGACATCCAGCACAGATAGCGGCGAGTGGTTTGCGTAATCAGAATGGATACCGGGAATAACAACAGAGACCATTTGATGATCGGGAAGATCTGCTGCATTAATCAGGCTCATAGCGCGCCCTCTGCGTATTCGATGACTCTATCTCCGTCACCCACCCAGAAATCATCGCTAGGTTTTTTAGTGACTGTCTCCCAGTCTCCGGGCACATAGTTAATAATCGTGCCATTGTTGCCGCCTACGGTATCACGCAGCACACCACCGTTGTCATCGAATGGCCAGTAGTTTGTTGTAACGCCCGACTGCTTTATCTCGATGCTGAAAACATTTCCGCTATAGTTAGGAATTCCGGTATTGCTGCTCCACTTCGTGAAAAATGAATCTAGCACAATCGGGCCAGAATACGATGCCGTCGCCAGCAGAGTGCCGTTTGCGTAAAAACTGACCGTGCTACCTGATTTAATATACTCAAATTTGTGAATTACTCCCGTCGCTGGAACCTCCGATAGAACTGTATTGGACGGAAATCCATAACCAGAAATCCCAGTCCCATTCGTTAAAAACCGAGATTCGTTTTCGTTATCATTCGTCGTATCAGCGAAAAACCAGCCACCACTCGCACCAGGCCATTTAGCATAAAACTCAATCTCGCAATCGCCAGCGACTGTTATCGTGCTGTCTAACGATACATGTTGAGTGGCGTTGAGGTTCATAATTGCGCGGGTAATAGCACTCACTCGTCGATAGAACCGATCTCCCGGATCTAACGGATTGCGCCAGGGCGATAGGATGCCGCTCTTACGAATGCCGCTTTGCGCTTTAATCACTGACTGCTCACGCTCACTGAGTATTCTGCGCCGGTATTCGTTGGCGTCAGAACAATAAATGCGAGAGAGCCAGCTTCGACTTGGATCATGCCGTTTTCGGGGATGACGTTTTCGCCGTCGGCGCCAGGATTGCGAGCGTCCGCAACGTCAAAGCCTTTCGGCACTACAGTAAGCGTAACGTCGCCGGTCGAGCCTTTGATGTGAACGGTGTGCAGCGACACGGAATCAATGACAGGAATGTTTTGCACTCCAGTGAACGGCCCGAAGACCGCGCTCTTAGTAATATCAGCCATTCGTCCCGTCTCCCCGAATCTGTCGATCAGTCAGCACCGCAATATCTTTATCATGCTGGCTGATTATCGTCGCGTGCTCATCAAGCCGCGTCTGATGTCGAATGTGCTGCTCATCGTGCACTGACAACTTAAACGAGATCATGCCGTAGATTTTACCAAGCCCGATCAGCTGCACAGCAAAAGTTGCGAACAGTCCGACCACCGCGATCAGTATGTTCATGTCGACGTTTTCAAGCATGATTAAAAATCCCAGACGCAAAAAAGCCCGGATCAGA